GTAGCGCACCTCGTAGCGGATGCTGTAGACGCCCGGCGGCTGCGTCGGCGGTATCTGCACCCGCACCGTCGAGTCGTTGCAGCCGTCGTCGGCGTACTCCTCCGCCACGGACGGGAGGGCGAAGCCGTTGGGGAACCGGATCACGCCCAACTCCGACTCGGACACCGGCTTGACCAGCACGCGCGTCGCGGTGAACGGGGTGCCGTCCCAGCAGAATGTGTTGGTCAGGGTGATGATGTCGCCCGGCGCGTACACCTCGCGGTCGGTCTGGAACGGGGTGAAGGTGATGTTGTCGTAGGGGCGCAGCGCCCACACCGTCACCGCAGCCCACGCGACCGCCAGGGCCACGAGGATGACGTAAACGGCCCGAATGCGGACCGCGTGCCGGCGGCTCATTGTCGGGTCACCACCGCCACCAGCCCGCCGATCAGGCCCACGATCAGCGCCGTCACCGCAGCCCAAAACAGGCGCTCCAATGGGGTGAAGCGAGCCAACGTCACGAACCCCGCATGGGCCTCGCGCAGTTGCTCGATGTCGTCACGGATGCCGTCGATGTGCGACCGCACAGCCTGATCGTTCAGGTCGACGCGAGCCGCCAATGCGTCCACCCGGCGCTCCAGGTCCCGCAACGGGTCGGTCACGGATGCCTCCTAGATGACGGGCGACAGGTCGAGGCCGACGGAGAACTCCGACGTGGAGCAGGTCAGGGACCAGCCCTCCACGAAGCCGTCGTAGGTGGAGGCACCGAACACCGCCGTGGGCAGGTTCGTGACGCTCACCCGGTCCAGGGGCACGAGTTGGAGCGTGGTGGACTCGATGCTGTTCGGCGTGGTCAGCAGGTCCACGGTGATGCGCCCCAGGCGGGGCTTGTTCGAGGACCGCTGCCCCAGGCGGTAGGACGCCGAGTAGGCGAGGTAGACGTAGGAGCTGACGATCGACGTGAAGGAGTCGATGACCTCGCTGCCGTCCACGGTGAGCGCAGACGACGACTGCTGGATCGCCTTGCCCGCAGGCCCCTCGGCGATGACGGTGTTGGCGTGGAGCGAGTCGTCCAGCACCAGCGACACGTCGCCGGCGAGGTCGGCGGTGGCCGAGGCCGTGAGGGTGACCGAGGCGGTGTTGTTGCGCGCGGCGTATCCGCGGAACTTGGGGTCTCCCAGGCGGTCGATGTAGCACACGCCCTGCTCGGATGCGGCGATCTCCTGGTAGGCATCCAGCAGCGACTTGCCGCCCGTGTCCTGCCCGGACATGGTCATGCCCGAGATGTCGACGACGGACGGCGCCCCGTGGGATGCGAAGCCCGCCAGCGCGGACGTGCGGTCGGCAATCGAGTCGCCGCTGTCGCCGTCCCAGCCCGCGCCGTACATCGCGTCGATGTTTGCCTGCGCCACGGCCGCGGTCGTGCGGAACACCGAGATCGCGGCCATGTCGCCGATGTAGCAGTAGGAGTTGTCCGTCCACCCGCTGTTGCGGATGCCGCCGAAGGTGATGCGGCGGTTGCTGCTGCCGATGGTGCAGGCGGTGCCCCCGGAGTTGGCCGAGGTCCGCAGCGACCCGTCGATCCAGATGCCGGCCGTGGTGCCGCTGGCGGGCTGGAGCCGGACTGCGACGTGATGCCAGGCCCCGTCCCACAACTTCTGCCCCGACACCGGGTTCGTGGGGTTGAGCGTGACCGATCCACCGGAGTCACCGACGACGCGCAGCGTGAGCCGCCCGTCAGCGGCGGCGAGTTCGAGCTGGACGTAGCCCGTGCCGCCGCTGGTGCGGTTCATGCGGAACAGGATGGTGTCGGTCACGTCCTCGGTGCGGAACCAGAAGGCGATGACGCCGTGCTGCGAGCCGGGGTCGAACGTCGTGGGGTGCTCCAGCACCGGGCCGATCTGCGACCACGGGCGGAAGCCGATGGCGCCACCGACAAACGGCGGGCCTTCGCTGATGAACTCGTGGTGGCCGGCGCTGCCGCCGTAGACCTGGATGTTGAACGGCGCGGCGTTGGAGCGCATCGGGTCCCATGCCGAGCCGGTGCCCGATCCGCGCTCGGCCATCGGGTAGGTGTACCCGGCGGCCTTGTCCGTGATGAGCGCGTGCTGCCGCTCCACGCCGTAGGGGTACAGCGTTGCCTTGGCGTACATCTTCATCAGGTCGGTGGCCTGGACGCGGCAGGTGGCGACCTTGCCGCCCGTGGGCTGGACCTCCCACGAGTCCACGAACCCCTGCCAGACCTGGAGGCTGTTCACCTTGACCCGGATGGGGACGTTCTTGCGAACCTGCGACACACCGCCGGAGGTGAACGGCCCCGAGGTATTGCCCGGCGTGAAGCGGCCGTCCTCATTCCGCAGCACCAGCGACAGCGACCCCGCCGAGGCGGTGTCGAACTCATTGGAGCGTCCCCGCGAGCACGACACGCCCTCGTTGAGCAGGACGTAGGAGGAGATGTCCGACCAGGCGGTGGTGTCGAACCGCGCCTCGACGGTGACCGAGGGGATGCCGCTCACTAGAACGCAACCTGACCGCGTGCGCCCGCACCGGACAGGACGCGCTTCACCTCGGCGGCGATGGCGCGGGGGTCACCGATGCCGGTGTTCACGACGATGGTGGTGCCGCCGAGGCCGCGTGCGCGGTTGAGCGGGATCACCGCTTCCGGCCCGGCCTCGCCGATCAGGGCCGTCGTCGGACCAGTGACGATGCCGCCCTTGGCGAGCGCGATCATCGGCAGCAGCGGGATCTCGGGGATGTCGGGGCCAGGAAGGCGGTTGACGCCTCGGATGACCGCGTTCACCCCGCCGAGGATGAAGTTGATTTTGTCGGTGATCCAGTTCACGACGCCGACGAGGCCGCCCTTCAGCCCGTCCCAGAGGCTCTTAGCCTTGTCGGTGATGGACTTCTTGATGGACTTCAGCGTGTCGACCAGGCTCCAGAACTTCTGCGCCGCCCAGATGGCAACGTCGCGCGCCTTATCCTTGATCGTCTGCCAGATGTTGCCAGCGACGGTCTTGACGCGCTCCTTGAGGTTGCGGAAGAACTCGATCATCCCGTTCCACTTGTCCCTGATCCAGTTCCAGGCCGCGATGGCCTTGTCCTTCAGCCAGGTGAACGCCGCGCCGACAGCGCGCAGGACGCCCTGGACGATGTTGCGGAACGTCTCGCTGCGCTTGTAGGCGACCACGAACATCGCAATCAGTCCGACAATGGCGAGGACGATCAGGCCGATCGGGTTGGCCGTCAGGATCACGTTAAGCACGGTCTGGATCGCTGCCCACGCTGCGGTCGCCGCGCGCACGATGCCCATGACCACGTTGTAGATCTTGAGCGATGCGACGATCGCGCCAATGCCCGCCGCGATGGGGATGAGCCAGCCCTGGTAGCGGACCAGCCACGCGCCGAAGTCCTTGACGGCGGGGATCACGGTGTCCTTGATGTAGCCGCCGAACTCCTTGAGCTTGGGCAGCACGTTGTCCTCGAACATGTGCCACATTTCCTTGGCGGCGGCGACCACCTTGTCCTTGAGCCAGTTACCGAGCCGCTTCAGCGCGGGGATGCCGGTGCCCTTGATCCAGGCGGCCAGTTCCTTGACCCGCTGGCCGAGGCCCTTGAAGAAGGGGATCAACTTGCCCCCGCCGCCGAACACGTTGTCCATCGCCACGGCGAAGTTGTCAACGGAGCCCTTGCTGCCGTTGAACAGGATGCCGATGGCATTGGCGATGCCGGAGAACTTGCTGCCCACCGACTCGACGATTGGCATGACCTGATTGGCGATGACGTTCATTAGCCAGGTCAGGACCGGCAGCAGCGCGCCGCCGATGGACTCCTTGACCTCGCCGAAGCGGTTCTTCAGAATCTCCAGTTGGCCCTGAGCGGTCTTAGCGTCCTTCGAGGCGAAGCCGCCGACCTTGGCCGCGAGGAGGCCCTGGATCGTAGTCAGGTCCTTGGCCTTGTCCCCGGTGGCCTTGAAGTTGATGCCCAGGGCCTTGAGCGCCCGGCCGTTGCCCATCATCGCCCGGCCGATGAGCCCCGCAGCGGTGGGAAGGTCCTGCCCGGTCTTGGCGGCGTAGTCGGCCAGGAGCGGCGACAGGTCCCGCAACTGGTTCTCATTGAGCCCGAACTGCGCGAGCACCGCCTGGCCCGATGCGAACGCATCGTCGTCGAAGCGGGTCTTGCGCGCCATCTCGGCGTTGTAGTCGCGCAGCGCGTCGATGTTGCCCCCGGCGAGCGCGGGGAATCGGGCGTAAGCGTCGGCGAGGCGGGTCTGCGCGGCCTGCGCCTCGGAGAACGCCCGCACCGACTCGGTGCCGAACGCTACGAGCCCGCCCACGGCGAGCGCGCCGCCGAGCGCAGCACCGAGCCCGGTGGCCTTGCCGGCGAGCCCGCCCATCTTCGAGCCGATGCTGCCGAGCGTGCGGCTTGCCCGGTCGACGGCGGTGATGGCGATGCTCAGGTTGGACGAAGCCACGGCCCTAGCCCTCCTGCGCCTTGTTCCATGCCACGACGAAAGCCACGGCCGACTCGAACTCCTCGACCGTCAACAGGTCGATCTCCCACGGACGGATTCCCATGACGTGCGCGAGCAGCCCCGCGTACCGGGCCTTGCGCTCGGTCAGCCCTCCGCTGGGGCCGGGGAAGGGTCCTCGGACTCGACCTCGACCTCCTCCAGCACGAAGTCGACATCGCGGAAAGCGAGGTCGGGCTGCTTGCGCTTCATGGCGACCCACACCATCGCGCGCAGGGCGGAGGCGGTGCCGGCCTCGGCGACCTCGGACATCTTCAGTCCGGTGACCTTCTCGATGGCCTCGGCCTCGACGATGGTCAGGCGGGAGAGGTCGTACTCCTCGCCGGAGACGGTGATCTTCATGGTGCGGTCCCTTCGGTTGTGCCGCAGCCCCCGGTCGGGAGGGTGACCGGGGGCTGCGGGTGGAGCGTCAGATGACGCCGAGCAGCGCGCGCGCCTTGCGCTCGGCGTTGATGCGCCCGATGTCGTAGCGGCGGTGACACCGCTTGCACATGGGCTCGTAGTGCGACGGGTCAAGTGAGTACGGACCGTGCTGCCGCCCGTTCCTTTGGATGCCAGGCGGGCGCTCGCCGGGACTCCCGTGGATGTACGCCCAGTCGACGGCGACTACGCCGCACCGAGAGCACGAATGCTCCCGCGCCTTGCCGCGTTCGCGCAGCACGCGCTTGTGCGCCGCTTCGTACCCCGCGTCCGAGCTGTTGTTCGGAATGCGGAGCGGGGGGCCGTCTGTCGTGCCCGTAACTCGCAACCTCCGGCGGTGGCCCGAGCACATCCGCCCGCGCGGAGGGCACAGGCGCTCACACCCATCGACGCAGCAGACGGCTCGCGGCTCGCGCGCCGCATACTGGTGGTAGTAGTCGCGGGCGGCAGCGCGGCAGTCATCACACTTGCACTTGCGGCCGTAGTAGCCCGTGATGGTGCCGCACTTGTCAGACTTCACAAGGCCGTATCAGTCGAGATGGTGCGGATCTGGTACGGGTTGTTCGTGCCGTCGAACAGGGCCATGAGCGTGACCTTCTGCGGCAGGATGTCCGCGCCGTCCACGTTCACCTCGGCCTTGGTCACCTTCGCCGTGGCGACGGTGAACTCCAGCGTCGGGTAGTGCGAGCCGGTGATCGCGGTGGGCAGCGCCCACGTCAGCTGGATCGCCGTCGTGGTGTTCGCGGAGTAGAGGTCGTAGAGCGTGGTGCGCTCGATGAAGTCCATCTCCAGTTCGATCTCGCACGTCCGGTAGCCGTTCACGACCTGCTCGGACTTGATGCCGCTGGAGCCCGCGTAGTACCGCTCCGTGCTCAGCGGGTTCTCGATCTTCACCGTCGCGCCCTTGACGCCGGTCAGGGTCGTGCCGCCGCTGATCGAGGTCTTGCCGCTGGATGTCGACGGGGTGCCGCCGAGGCTCACCGTGAGGTCCGCTCCGGTGAACTGCGTCTGAGAGGCGGGGTAGGACGCCGATGCCAGGGCGGTGCCCGTGGCCTCGTTCCAGCCGTCGATGCCGACCTTCAGCGTCAGCGGGTCGGTGACGTTGCCGCCGAACTCGTAGGACGTGACCTTGCAGCCGTTGAACGTGAACGGCCGCACGGTGCCGGAGGCGACCTGCGGGCGACCCACCTGAACCGTCAGCGACGAGCCCGCGGACTGCTGGTCGCCGGGGGCGAACACCGCCTCATAGGCCGAGCCCGACAGGACGGTGGGCGTGGTGGTGGAGCCGAGGGCGGCGCGGTGGAGCGTGCCCAGGCCCTTGTCGGTCAGCTCGACCTCGAAGTCGCCGCTGATCTGGCGGGTGGTGGTGACGTGCCGCGACAGCAGCGCGACACCGTTCGTGGAGCCGTACAGGCCCTCACCCTGTTGCCGCTCGATCTCCAGGTTCAGACCCTCGGAGACGTGCGGCTGGAACTTGGTCGGCGTGACCGCAGTGCCCGCGGTGGACTCGACGCCCCACCCGAGCTGCGACACGAGGCCGGTGACGAACGGCATGGGTCAGTCCTCCTTGGACTTGTTAGCGGTGATGACCTCGTACAGGCCGGGGATGTCCCACTCGCGCCCGTCGTCGTCGGGAACCTCGAACACCTCGTCGGGCTCCACGACGCGCTGGAGCGCGACGATGATGCGGGGCTCGTCGGCGGTCAGACGGACCTTCATGGCTCTCCTTGGGCAGGGCGAAGCACCCGCCGTAGCGGGTCCGGGTGATGGGGGTCAGAGGTAGGCGCGGGCGTCGATGTCGAACGTGATGCGGACGGCCATGCCGGGGTCGAGGAGTTCCTGCGTGACCTGGACGTTGGTGAACGTCAGCGGGCCGATGTTCACCGGGCAGTCGTCCCACGCCTCGCGCGTGAGCAGCACCCCGGCAACGTCGTCGAACAGGGCCGACGCCTCAGACCTCAGGTCGGCCCACTCGCCGGACCCGGACCAGGCGGTGACCTCGCACGGGATGGTCAGGTTCTCCTCGCGCGAGCCGGCACCGATCGGCACCGAGCGCCACTCCGCGTCCGAGGACCACGGCACCGGGTCGTCGTCGTCGGCCCAGCCCTGCCCGCCGATGATGACGTAGGACGCGGGCTCGGCCTGCGAGAGCACGGGGCCGTCGTACACCTCCGCGTCGATGCCCTCCAGAGCCGCCAGAGCGGACGTGACGAGGGCGAACGCCGCCGTGGCGGTCATGCGATCCCCGGCGTGGAGTAGCGGCGCAGGAAGTCCTGCACACGGTTCGGCAGGGAGTAGCCCTGGCCGGGGGTGTAGTCGTCGCCGCCGCGGCGCTGGATCGTGCCGCGCTGCGTCTGCCACAGGTGGCGGACCGTCTCCAGGATCGCCTGCTGGAGCCCGGCCGGGATGGACGTGCGGCCCGCGATGTAGTCGACCTCGATGTTGTTGAAGCCCTCGGTCCACACGCTCGCGGAGTAGCCGGAGGTCTTCGTGAGGATGCCGGTGTCGATCTCCACCGCGTAGGACGACACGGGGTTGCCGTTCTCCATCACGTCCGTCACCTGGATCACCGGGGCCTGTCGGAGGATGACGCTCGCCCGGCCGCCGTTGTGCGTCTCGGACACCGAGCGGCGGGCCAGGGGGCCGACCTCACCCTCGACGAGATCGGTGGCGGCGAGGATGAAGAACCGCAACTCGTCGTCGTCGGCGTAGTCCGTGGCGGTCATGTTCAGGTGCCGCTTCACGTCCGCCAGCGCGATCGGCGGGGAAACCGTCAGATCGTCGACGTTGAAGCCCTCTTCGAGCGTGCCCGCGTTGACCCCGGTCGTGACCCAATAGACGCCGTAGTGGCCGACCTGGGACGGCTCGTAGTCCAGGTGGTAGATGCCCGGCAGCGGGTGTTCGATGCTGCCCGTCTGGTTGGTGCTCGTCCCATCGGGGGCGATCACCGTCACCGAGATGTCGTCGGGGTCGGCCAGCGCGCCGTCGAGGTCGTAGACCCGCAGCTCCAGGCGGACGAACCCGCTCACCCCTGCGGCCCCTGCGTAGATCGGCATGACGCTCCTAGGAGGTGATCGTGTTGGTGATGACGCGCGAGCGCAGCGTCCCCGGCGTCGTCTCGCCCTCGATGCGGACCTTCGCCGTCATCGCTGCGGCGGCGACCAACTGTGCGGCGGTGTTCGTCGCGGCGGTGCCGTTGAGCGTGGCGGCGGTCACGAGGTCGGCGACCATGCCGCGCGTCAGGCCCGTGCCGATCGCCGTGGCGGCGGTGGCCGCCAGGTACGCCTCGGCGTTGTGCGTCGTGATGACCGCAGCATCGGACGAGGCGGTGGCCGTGGTCGTGAGGTCGGCCTGCGCGGTGACGACCTTGCCCGCGAGCGCGGTGAGGGTGTTAGTGGCCGACAGCGCCCCGGACACCGGCAGGGTGCGGGTCGCGGTGGAGGTCAGGGTGGCCGTCTCGGACAGAGCGGCCTGGACGTTCTGCGGCAGTCGCGTCGGGGCGGTGTCGACGTTGAACAGCACGTCATCGATGCGGATGTCAGCCGGAGGGGCGTCCCCGTTGAGCGCAAGGGACACCCAGTTCGAGAACGATCCGCCGTTCCAGGTGGTCGTCGCGGCGGTGGGCGTTGCGCCCTCGTTGCCGCCCACCGCGTCGGTCGGCAGCTCAGAACCCGTCCACAGTTCGGCCTTATTGACACCGAACTGCGTTGTCTTGATCCGCACCCGGCACCAGGCGTTGATCGCACCGGCAGTCACCGCTGCCGCGCGGGTGACGGTGCCGTTCACGGGGTCGTAGGACTCCAGCGCGATCGTGTAGTTGCCGCCCGAGGCGACCAGCTTCGCCCAGGAGTATTCAACGGCGGGATCGTTGCTGCACAAGCCGAGGGTGATCGCGCCCGTGACGGCGGTCGGGATGAACACCAGGAAGTCGATGAAGTACGCGCCGGGTGCGACATGGATCGTGTTGCTGCTGTATCGGAAGAAGATCGGTGAGGTAGTGGCGGTCGTCAGGAGCGCGCGGGAGCCTTCCCACGACGACGTTGTGCTGCTCGGCGCGTTGCTGCCAAGGGGAGTAACCAGCAGGTAGTTGTTGTTGCCCGCGCTTGTGCCATCGCGGGTGATAGCCGTACCCGCCGCATACGACGTGTCGTCGAGCCGCCACCGCTCCTGCGCCATCCCCGCTCCCTCAGTAGGTGAAGACGACGTTGGTCTGGGTGACCCCGCCGGCGATGTTCGCCGCAGCGACGCCGCCGTGGCCGTTCAGCCCGCCGCGCACGTTGAGCAGCGTCCCTGTGCCGGTCGCCGTGAAGATCGGGCTGGCGATGCTGGAGGCGTTGCCCGAGATCGTCATGTTGGACAACTGCGAACCGCTCGCCAGAGATGCCGAGATCGCCAGCCCTCCGCGGACGGAGTTCATCGTGTTCCCGCTGATGACCCACGATTGGGCGGTCATGCTCGCCGCAGGCGAGAACAGGACGCACGCCGTAGACGGGTCCTCGAACGAGTTGTCCTCGATGCGGAAGTTCGTGGAGTACGTCTTGGCGGACGTGTTGGTAGCGGTGATCTGCTGCGCGAACTCGATGGCGACCGAGCCGTTCTGGAAGTTCGTGCCGCGGATGTCCACGTCGCCACCGGACAGCCACTTGACCTGGGAGTGCCCCTGGCCCGCGTACTGCCCGGTGTCGGAGTAGGTGCGGCAGTCGAGAACGTGCCAGTCGCCCATGTCGGTGTCCGGGCAGTCGAGCAGGATGCCATGCGACACCGAGGCATAGGTCCACACGCGGCGGAAGTGCGCGCCCCACCCGGACACGGTGTGAGCGTTATTCCAGAACCCCGTGATCTCCAGGTCGTCGTACTCGGCCTTGATGTGTGCGTTCGTCCCGAGGTCGTCCTGGCGGATCGCCGCACCCGCCGTGGGGAGCGCCGGCGTGAGCCCGGAGAACCAGGCGTAGACCCCAAGGTTCAGGAGCCCGAGCTGCCGGATCTTGGTGCGCTCCGCCCCGTTGCGGAACAGCGTCGCGGTGCGCGACGGCACCACGATCCGCGAGAACGACGGGTGCGTGCCCTCGACGATCGTCCCCGCCGTGGACAGGACGTGCCCGCCCTCGGTGAGCACGAACAGGTCGCCTGCGGGGAACGTGAGCGCCTGACCCTTGCTCATCGCGCCGAGCAGGGTGCCGATCTGCGCGGTGTTGTCCGTGCCGAACACCGCCGAGTACGGACCCGACCCACCGGGCGCGGAGGCGATGGTCGCCACCGTCCCCGATGAGACGTTGGTGATCGTCGTCTTGTGGACCGTGGAGCCGGTGTCGATCCAGATGGACTTGCCGATGTACCCGGACGTGAAGTACGGGGCCGTGTGCGCCGCCGAGTCCACCGCCGTCACCGTCGTACCGGAGACGGTGCAGACGATGTGATTGCCGTCCTGCACCACGCCGTTCGCCGTGGCCGGGACCTGCGCGCGCCCGATCAGTACCTCGACGGCCTCCAGGCCATCGGACAGCGCGTCCACGACCGTCGTCGCCGAGGTCGCCCCGCTGTTGCCGGGGTCTCCCGGAGCAGGCCGCGTGTACGGACCGGGCATCGGCTACGTCAGGCCGCGATGGGCGTGAAGGCCAGGGTCAGCGACGACAGGTTGAGCGAGTCGCCGTTGGACACGGCCTTGGACGCGGTGAGCGCGCCCGACCACAGGAAGTTGCCCGAGGTGGAGGCGTCCCACAGGGAGATGTGGGAGATCGTCTCGGTGGTCGTCATCGACCACGACGGGGTGTTCGTCATGGTGCCGACGCCGCCGGACGCCGCCGAGCCGAACGTCGCGGCCGAGCGAGTCGTCACCGCCGACGAGTTCGACGTGCCGGACGCGCCGGGGTCTCCGGTGTGCAGGCGGACCCACACCGTTCCCGCGGTCGGAGCAGCACCCGTCCGCGTGATGTTGTCCAGCCACTTGTTGGCGGCGTTCGCCGCACTCAGGCCAACGGCCATCAGTCGTTCTCCTCATCGGTTGTGCCGTCCGCGTGAACGACCACGGCGGATGCGGTCATCGTGAGAGCCGCCACGACGGTCGGCTCGGGCTCAGTGCTCATGCGGGTCCCTCCACTACTCGCCCCACCAGTGCTCCAGCGGGGACGTTCGCCCTCGGCACTCGAACGGCCGAGGCGGTCAATGCGGCCTCACCGGCCAGCGCAGTCGACGCGGAGTGTGTCGTGATGACCTGCGCGGAGGCGGTGAGAGCTGCGTCAGCGACGCACGACGTAGACGTGACCGCCCGCCGCGATGCGGACGCGGACAGGTCTGCCGCGGCCTGGAGGTTCGTGCCGGCGTTCGCGGCCTTCACCGACGACGCGGTGAGCGTTGCGGTGGTCGACGGCGACGCGGTGGCGGATGCGCCGTTGACGACCCACCACGTCGACAGGTCGCCCCAGGTGGTGAGGTCGCCCCAGAGCGTTCCGGCCACGGCGACCTCCGGGGGTTACTTGGCGGTGCGCTTGCGGGCCGTGCGCTTCTCGGCCTGCGGGCCGACCGCGCGCTCCACGGGCGGCTCGGAGACAACGGGAACCGCGAGGCCGCGCTGGCACAGTTCTGCGCCGTACTCGTCGGTCGTGTCGAGTTCCCCACCCACGGGCGGGTACGGAGTGCCGTCCACGCTCCCGGTGAGCGCGACTGTCATGCGGACCTTCATTGGGCGACCTTCCTGTTCGCTCACCCCCACCCCTCGACCGGAGCCGAGGGGTGAGAGTCAGCGGGCAGGCTGGATCAGCTCGCCCCGCCGACGAAGTGCTTGACAGCTCCGGTCTGGTCGCCCAGAACGCCGTCTGCGCGCATGATCGCCCGGAACGTCACGAGGTCGTTCTGGAAGGCGAACTCGTCGCTGCGCTCGAAGCGCACCCCGCCCGCGATGCGGACGAAGTAGGCGCTCATGTCGCCGAACACGATGGACTTGGCCGAGGTGGCCGCCGCAGCGATGTTCGGCTCGATGACGACCGGCTTGCCCAGGATGGTGTCGGGCGCGCCAGCGAGGCCCGGCGTCCACAGGTAGTTGCCGACGCCCGCGCCCCCGGAGTTGTCCTGGAGCTTGCGAATGTAGGCCGCCGTGGAGTCGCGGAACAGCCACACACACTTGTCGCTGTTGCGGTACGGGCTGATGACCGAGTAGTAGAGGTCGATCAGGTTGTCCGCGGACGCCTTGCCAGCGACCGAGGTGGCACCCGTCACGCCGAGGGTCGAGGTCTGCACCACGCCCGAGGGCTTCGAGGAGCCGTTGCCCGTGGCGAAGTCAGCGCCCGCGGCGTTGCCGAGGGCGTTGCCAGCCTGACGGGCGAAGTACCCGGTGAGGTCAACGCCGGCGTCGTTGAGCAGTTCCGACGACACCTGGAACGAGTAGGCGTACTTGTATGCGCCGAGGGTGCGCTTGGCGAACGCCGGGTCGCTCTCGGTGAGGGTCGAGCCCTCCGTGATGAGCGCGCCGGTCGAGTGCGTCGTGGTCACCGGGACCTCGAAGTTCTCGCCGCCTGCGGTGTTGAACACCGTCGCCACGCCCGCGATCGCGGCCGTCTCGATCAGGTGCTCCCACATGGAGTTGTAGAACGACGTGGGCACGGTGTTGCCGCCCGCGGTGGCCGAACCCTTGGTCAGGTCACGGGCCTCGGGCTGCGCCTCGAAGGAGCGGGTCTCGCCACGGACGAACGCGCCAAAGGCGTCGGTGACCGGGGCGGACTGGCGCGCAGCGATGCGGCCCAGCGTCTCGTCGAGGTCACGGGCACGCTGCTCGTCCTCGTCGATGCGTGCGGCACGCTCGGCGAGCGCGTCGATGTCGGCGTTGATCCGCTGGTAGGACTGCTCCTCCTCAGCGGTGAGGTCGCGGTTCTCAGCGGCGGCGGTGTCGAGCAGGGCCTTGGCCTGCTCCCACGCATTCGCCCGCTGCTCCCGCAGGTGGTTGGCGAAGTCGCTCACGCGATCCGCCTCCTTTCATGCGAAAGCCCCCGAGCCGTTCATGTCGGGGGCGACGGTTGGGTTGAGGTCGCGGTGGGGGTGCCCTGCCGCTACTGCGCCTTCTGCTTCAGGTCCAACTCCCGGCGCAGGAGCTGGATGCGAGCCGGCGGAGTGGCGGGGGCCTGCTCCACCGGCTCGGGCTTGGGGTCCTCGCGCTGCTCGCCGAGGTCGATCACGACCGGCGCGGCGCTGAGGAGGTCGGACAGCCGCCCCTCGGCGGCGATGCGGGCCACGTCCTCCACCGGCATCTCGCGGCGCTCGGCCAGCGAGCGCAGGCCCGAGGACGTGTCGGTGTAGGCGGGGGTGTTCACCGGGGCCACGTCGATCAGTTGGCCCGAGATCAGCGAGCGCAGCGGGAAGCCGTTGTCGTCCAGCGTCCAGTCGTCCTCGAACGTGATGAAGGCGAACGACGACTTCTGCACGTCGCCGCGCTGCACCAGCTCGAACACGTCGGACCGGAACGACGGCAGATCGACCTCGTAGTCCAGGCCGGTCTCGTCCACGCCGAGGCGCAGCGTCTGACCCGCGGTGGTGCCCAGGAGCCAGTTGTCGTCGTGGTTGTAGCGGGCCATCACGCCGGGGAAGCCGTCGCCCGCGGACTTGTTGAAGAACGTCGGCGTGATGGTCTCGGTGAAGCCGCCGAGGTTCTGCGAGCGGGTGTTGAACTTCGCGGCATAGCCGCCGATCCGCATCACGCCGTCGGCCG